CAAATCTTGTTTATGCTACATACTACGTTAAAATCGTTAGGAATGTATTCTCTAACTAACATGTTAGCTCCTTGGCTTTCGGGCCTCGGCCTCTAACTTGTCAACTTTCTTTGAGAAATTCGGATCACGCAAGAGTCTCAACTTATACTCGTCACCGGGCATAGCATTGAGTGCGGCCATTCCTGTAAATACACGCTTCTGACCACCTGTGATAACTTCATATACAATATCGCTACCAGCCGGGGGAGGAGTTCCGCTATCGGACGTGTTATCTCTCGTCAACCCTGAAGGGATGCGGGGAGCGTTGATAGGAACAACCTTCTCAGGGACAGGAGGAATCGTTTCAAGTACTGGCAAAGTCTCTAGCACCGGGATAGTTTCCTGCACTGGGAGAGTTTTCTCAGGAGCCTGTAGAATGATTCCTTGAGACTTCAGAGTATCATAAGCACGCTGGAAGTTAGCCTTAACAGGAGCAAGATCATACCTGATAATCCAACTAAGGATTGCATCAGAGTTCTCTTGGCACAAGTAGTAATCAGGATTGTCATTCCTGAAGGCATCGGCTTCCATCTTGGCGCGATAATTAATATTGTCTCTCTGCAAGTCCTGCACAGTCTTGCTCAAGGTATTCAGAGGAGCACCAATCGCGGCTTCGAACAGTTCAGAAGTTGCGTCAAACGCAGTCGTCGGATCAAGCAGTCTACGGGAAATGTCATACCTTTCTTCCGTAGTCAAATCTCTAGGTTTGAATTCGATTGGACCAGCATAACGTTCGGCGTCTTCTGAAATGTTCTCGTTCTCAACAATACCTAGACGATTTTTGCGCGTCTCACTGCGAAGCTTACGAATCAGCAGTGTATTTTGTTCCTGCAACTTGTCGGCTAGTTCCTCGTGTGTGTGGTATTTAATGACCTGTTTCCCACCTATGGCTCTGCCATTTTCGTCGGTGGGCTGAAAGCTGTAAATCTTTTCCTCAAGAACAGGAGTCTCAATGACCGGAACCTGCTCAATAACTGTCTCTGTGTTTTCGCTCATTAAAACGACTCCTCTTCGTTTTCTATATTGTAGTGCTCTAAAAAGTTAGATGCTTCTCCAAAGTCAAGATTCTCTGTAACGTCTACGGGCTTATCGTTAGCTCTGGGTTGGTGCATAAAATCTGCAACTTCCTGATTCGCTCTGTTAGTGAATGCTGTGTAAATCTGTGCTGCTACTTTTGCCGATCTTACGCGAGATAGTACTTGCTTGTCATCTGCGGAGTCAGCGTTTAGTATGGCTACTGTAAAACGATCTACAGTGGACCTAAAAATCTTATGAATAACTTTGTATCCCGGATGAGACATTATGGCTGCTAGACTAGCAACCTCTCCTTGCTCTAACTCTAGCTCTGGTGCAAAATCTTCCATAATCATCCTCCTAGATGTATGGTGGAGCGTATTATCCCCCGCCCCTAACTGGGTTGTCTTTTAGACGGTCCTATTGTGCTTCAGGAGGAAGTTCTCCAGCTAGACCACCTGTACTAGGTGCTCCCTGAGTAGCTTCCGACATTGCGCTGTTTGTAAATGCTTTAACAACTAAGTCCTTTTGAATTCTATCCTGAGCCATTTGATTCTGAAGCTCTTGTTTCTGTTTAAAATTCTGAGCACTAATTGTTTGCTGTGATGCTAATTTGGACTGCTGTTGAGCCGCCTGTGACTTGGCTTGCAACGCTGCCTTCATCTTAGGTGTAAGTGGCTTCACAATATCGTTGAAGTTTTTCCATTCTGAGGCTTCCATCCACATCTTCAAGATTTCCTTAAAGTCAACATACTCCTCGTTAATTTCTGCGAGGTTCTGCTGAATTGTTGGGTTCTCAAATATCTGAGTAATAAGAGTCATAGACTGGCTCATAGTTCTCTTGGCTGCGAGACTAGAACCTGCTAGAACCTCGTACTCAATTCGTGCATCGTGGAAGCTCTGCATATCCACTTCGAAGTCTTTGCCAAGTTCTTCTCCAAGGATTGTAAAAATCTCTGCGTCTGAGAAGTAGGTAAAAACTAATTCGTCAAGGATGTACAAGAACGGTTTAAATACTTGTTCAATAAAATTATCAAGCGGTCCATCAAGTCTAGTTGCACTTGCCTGTCCTAACTGTGCTGCTCCACCGGCTGTCCTGCCCATTGACGAGCGTGGCCCTGCTGACGAACCTTGCACAAGTTGAGCATCTGCACCTGAGCTACTTTCTGTAGCCTTTTCAGATTCTGCCAAAGCTGACCAAACATCGGGCGGAACTTTGGGAGTCTCTAGCAGTTTATAACTCTTATCAACTTCTGTATCGACTGTTAAAATCTTACCAAGTCCGGTACGAATCATTTGAGTAGGAGTATTACTATCTTTTTTACGGAGATAGATTGGATTCACTGCAAAGGATAGGATTTTTAGCAAGGAATTTACAGCCCCTTGGTCAACGCGCTGGTTCTGTCCTACAATTAACCCGAGTCCCATTCCGTAAAACGCCCTTGGCCTATTCCACCAATTAGCAGATAGGAAAGGAATCTTGCCAAAGTGGTTATCACCAGAGTACAACTTTTTCTTTCTGTCTATAACTACTATCTTTCTACGCTTGTCCCAGTATTCTAGAACCTCTAACTTCTTGCGTAATAGGTCTGGAGACACATTAACGTTTATTTCTTCCGCATGGTGAACTACGCCGCGAATATATGCTGCCTGATCTGACACTAGCTGTGCTGGCGTTCCTGCATCTGTTGGGGGCATGAACCATTGCTTTAGCTCTGATTCACTAGGAAGAACCCAGCCTTTTTTATCAGGATGGTCGTCGGGCAGTTCAGCGATACCTTTAATCAAGGTTTGAAGTGCATAGAAGTCCATATAACGAACGTCTACTACAAAGTCTGCTCTGCGGATATCTCCTACTGCACAGTGTGGGTCTACCAGTACCTTACTAATCTCTCGTGACTCAAAGAATGGTCTTGGACGCCACTTTCTGTCTACTGTAATATCCGGTGGCGCATCTTTAGGAATTGTTACTGATGTTTCTTGACCCGTTGGACCTGCACTAATGTTGTCAGTAGTTGCTTTCCTTTTCTTGGTAATAATCTCTTCGTATCTGACTCCCCATTTCCAAATACCTGTTCCAAGATGGGCCATTTGCTCTAGGCCCCACTTAGTCTCGATTTTGAACCCACACGACTCTAATAGGGTTGAGAATAAAACTTCTTTGGCCCGAATTACATTTTCTGAAGTTCCTGATCTGGGTCTGAGGACCATTGGAGGGTCTTGATAAAATAGGCCCTTTGTTAACTGGGGTACTATGGCATTTATTACTTTTGCGACCGTGAATCTTTGGACATTTGGTTCACCTTTGTTATCAACAACTTACGTCGTTGAGATTGATCATTTCTGTCAATCTCATACGGTTTTATTCCCGTATGATCGGACTATCGCATCACTCCTGTTGGAGCGTCTTCTTGTTTAGTCTCTACTGCTGCCCACTTTCGTTGCTTGCAGTCTGTTGGCTTTTCAGCGTTCAGCTTGATTAAAGAAGATTTAAACATCCCCAAACCGTTAAAGGATGTATGTTTTCTCGTATACTGACATTGGTCTAGGACTTTGATATAAGCATTATGTTAGCTTATGGTTGTTATTCCCATAAGATCGGACTATCGCATCATCCCGGAAGGATGTTCTTTCGTTTAGTCTCTACTGCTGTCTTTAAACTTGCAGTCTGTTGGCTTTTCAGCGTTCAGCTTGATTAGAAAGAATTCGCAATCTTACCTTTCAGTAAGTTGCCCCCATTGTGTTAAGGTCGGCGTCCCGCCATAGTAATGAATACTGTTTCGAACTTATGAACGACTCTGCACTGCTTGCCGAACCAACGACTAAGCTTACCTCTGCGTCGGCGCTCTTTAAATCACCGTTTGTTTTGTAATCTAATGGCGTCAAGTCTCTGTTTTGATTTGCACCATCAGGCTGTAATTGGCTCATTCGTAGCCTCCATTGCGTTCCTTTTGGCGAGTTTATTTAGACGCCTTTTTTCCGTTATGAGTGCTCTTTCTTCTGGTAGTAATTTTCTCTTTGGCTTAGATAGTGCAAGTCGATGGGCTGCGCTTTTTGGTTTTCTTAGTTTAGCTTTGTGTTCCTCTGTCTTTGGCTTTCCTTTGCTGGATTCACTCATCCTTGCTTTAGTCTCTTCTGTATGCTTTCTTCCTACCCAGAGATTTTTAAATCTATTTATCTGATCCTCTGTAAACTCCCTAACGTATCCAAACGATCCTCCGCCTCCAGCCGCTATGTTATAGCCAATGCATCTTTCTTGAGATTTAAAAGCCTTAATAAAGAACTGCTCTAGCTTGTCGGCATATATCTTTTCAGGGGCCGTTGCTAGCAATTTTATACTGAAAGCAGCTTCTCCGTACTTTCGCATTGCGTTGTATAATTTTGGTTTACGATCTTTCTCATGGTTCTTGATGGCGCGGGTAAAGTCAGTACGTAAATACGAAAGCAACGGTCTAATAGTCTGTCCGACATATACTTTTTTATTAACGTTATTTGTCATTAAGTATATATTGAACATCAATCCCCTTTACAATTCCTTCTTATTCTTTGCCAGATACAAATTAATAGCTATTCGTTCCACCATCTCGCAGTACCTGTGTAACATATACACTCCGAAGGCAGAATCGCTTATTGCCTCTCCCGGAAACTCTTTTTCAAACTGCCTTAGTATGTCCTCCCGGATCATGTCATAGCTGTTAAAGCGCATCATGGCGTCTCCCGGTAGCGTATTGTTTACACTAAATTTCTAGCTTGCCCGTTTAGGAGCGAGTCGCGTATGCTTGCAAACTCCTGTACGGGCGCATCCTCTGTGGAACCTCTCGGCCAGCTAGTTCT